AACTGGCTCTGGTACTGCTAATACTTTAGAAGGTGAGTCAGGTCTTATTTTTGATGGAACCAATTTAGGTGTAGGTATAACTCCAGATTCACATGGAGGAACAGTTAAAAGTTTACAGATAGGTACTGCAACTAATTTATATAACGAAACTTCAGATGATTACACAATTTTGGGAAATAATGTTTACTTAGATGGCTCAAATAATAAATATATAAAAACTCAAGAATCTAGCAGATTAATGCAAAATGCTGGAGAATTTACTTTTCAACAAGCAGTATCAGGATCAGCAGATGCAAATATTACTTATACAACACCTCTTAAAATAGATTCGTCTGGAAAAGTAGGTATTGGTACAACAAGTCCGTCAAGTGCATTAGAAGTTTCCAGAGCATCTGGAGATACGATATTTGAGTTAAATAGATCAAATAGTAATGTTAGTGGAAATGTTGGATGTATTAATTTTACAGCAAGCGATGGACATTCAGTCGGAAGTATTGGAATGTTGGGAGATGGTGATGATCAAGGAGCAGATATAGTATTTAGAACTACATCTGCTGCTGCTGATAATAGTCCATTTAATGCTGCAACTCCAGAACGCATGCGTATAGATTCGTCTGGACAAGTAGGTATAGGTACAACAAGTCCATCAAATAAGCTTCATGTAGAAGATTCTGCTTCTGGTGTAATAATTGCAAAACAGACTACTAATAACGGTGGTTTTAATACCTTTGAGGGTAAGGCTTCTGGTGGTACTACTACTTTTTATGCGTCACATAATGGCCGTGTAGGTGCAGCAGATGGAATTATATTTGGATCAGACACCGCAGCAGCCAACATACTTGACGACTATGAAGAAGGAACTTGGACTCCAGTATTCTCTGACGATGGAACATCTGGAAACAATGCAAGTTCTTATAATACACAAATAGGTTGGTACACAAAAATTGGAAACCTTGTAAATATACAAATGAGGATTTCAAATGCTGTTTTTAGTAGCTTTAATACTTCACACGCTTTATATATAAAAGGTTTACCATATACAATAGAAGCAGCATCAGGTAGGCTTAGTACTGGTCATTGCTTGTTGAGTAAATGCAATTTAGATAGTGATACTATGGGTATTGGAGTGATATCTAACACTGGCTCTGGTTCAAATGCTTACTTTAGACTGTTTCAAACAAAAGATAACGCAACTTGGGTGTCAATAAAAGTCTCACAATGGACATCTGGTGAAAATGAAATTGTAGTTAATATGACATACAGACATACATCTTAGACCGAAGCTACGTCTTAAAACTAAGCCATAAACCTGTTTTAATCGGAGATTAATCCTAATGGCACTAGCCGAATCAATAGAATACGACAAGATAGAAGTTGTCGGTCAATACAAAGCGGTACAAGTCCGCAAAGCAACAGTCATCAAAAAAGATGGTGCTGAACTTACAAGATCCTTTGAAAGATATGTACTAAATGCTGGTACGTTAGATGCTTCTGATAATTTAGTAGATACTGATTTATCAGCAGAACCAGCAGAAGTGTCAGCAATATGCAATGCAGTTTGGACTACTGATGTAAAAGCTGCTTGGAAAGCTAAACTAATAGCAGATAAACCATCTGAGTAATGTCAAAACCTACAACCGAAGAACTGCAAGCAGAATTGCAAGATGTTGTTAACAAGCACAACCAAGCACAAGAAGTTGTCAAGCAATGTCAAACAAGGTTTACTGAATTAACAGCTATCATTAAAGATAGAACTACCCCTGAATCTGATGCCACTTAAAGGAAAACAGTACAAGATTGATGCTGATGGTGATAAAAAAATCACCAAAAAAGATTTCTTGCTTATTGCTGCTAGAAAGAAAAAAATGAAGAAGAATGGAAATAAATCTGCCTGATCTACCAGATACAGATTATATTCTCGTTCCACCTAAAACAATTTTTTATCCACCTGTGGCAGAGATTCCATATCTAGATCCAGTTCTTTTACCGAGTCTGGAACAAGTTGAGTCGGGGTTGGCAGATCAGGAATCTTCTGCTGAAGAAGATAAAGCATCTTCAACGGAGGAAGCGTTAAAACTAACACCAGAGACAATACCGACAAACCTGCCAAACACCAAAGAAACTTTATCAACTGAAGAAGCTATAGCTACTTTTAATATACCTTTTTATGGTGAAATGCCAATACCTGCACCAGAGGTTATAGCTTCTAGTGTAATCGCTGCTGGTACTGCTTCTGTTGTATCTGTAGCTGGTGGTATCGCTATGCAAAGCGTATTAGCTTTTATCAAGAAAACATTTAAGAAAATATTTACTAAAGTTCTTAAAAAAGAAGTCGCAAATGTAAAAGAAAAGATAGATAATAATAAAGGTAGCTAGAGTTCACATACCTGTACTATGTGGTGTCTAAACTAGCTACTTAAATTTTTCTGCGTTGGCTTTTACATAACTTCTAATATTTATTACGTCATTACAGATATAAGCAAACTCTGATTTAGGATTAATCATATAACCTGATGCGTGGAGTTGTGAACACTTTAAAACTCTCACTAATTGCTTATCATGTATATTTTTGTTTAGTTCTTCTTTGGCTAGCTTTAGCTTTACGTCTGCTAAGTCTTGACAGGTCTTATTATTAACTCCAAGTGGAATCATAAAAGACATTTGAAAACCCCAACCTTCATTGATACTGTACGTTTCACTACTAGGATTCTCTGCATCATTACCTGTATAGAAAGGTGTAAATGACATTGTTGGTTGACTACATACTAAATTTCCAAACTGCTGCTTACCTGTCATTCCATTATTAATATTCATATTCTGATTGATAATACTAGAATTACCAATCGCATTAGGTTGAGCCTGTACGTTTGTATCGCCTTCGGCTTTTGCTTTACTGACTAAAGACAGACAAAGAAGTGATAACGCTAGTAGTCGTAATCGCATCATTCTGTGTGATTTGTTCTATTTTATCCCCTGCTGATCTTGTGGTTATTTGTAATGACCAATCAGCAGTAGCAGTATTGGGAGTAAAGATTGCATCTGAATGTGTTATACCACCAGATGAAGCACTTGTAACAGCAATGTTTGAAGCTTCCCAACTGGACAGGGCAGATCCATATTTCTCAGTAACTATAGACCTTGTAATAGTCTGAGTAGTGTTCTCGGTTCTGTTAGAAGAACCTGTTGACCACGTTGGAACTCCGTTTGCATAACATGGTGCAACTAAAAATAAACCTAGTAAGAGTAGCTTTTTCATTTGGTGGTTGCTTTAGGGTTCTTATTATCTACTATAGTATCTTTTTTCTTTTTTATCGAAAACCCTAGTGATGCAGTACTAGCTGAAAAAATACTTGCAATAAATGTCGGATCAAAATCTACGATCTTTTTACCAGATGGCGGTTCGTAATATGAGAGAGATAATAGCGTTGCCGACCAAAGAAGTACACAGACTTTTACAATAGTTTCGACTTTGCTTGGTTCTTGATCTTCCATAATAAAAAAACTGCCTTAGTGTGTGAGGAGTAAGCTGTTGACCACTGCTTATTTAGGCAGCAATGTGCCAAACTTAGCAAATATTGGTATGTTTGGAAAGTAACACAAGATTATTATGCTCAAACTCTTAAAACCAGTACTACTAAAGTTCTTTACTACAACTGCTGTAAAGCGACTTATCGTGGATCTGCTTCGTGCAATCTGCAAGCAGACCTCGAATAGTCTTGATGACAGGGCTGTTGATCTTCTTGAACAACAACTATTCCCAAAACTGAACTGATATGAACCACAAAGAATTTTTCAATGTTCTTATTGGTAATCCTCCACCAGAAGTAGAACTAGAAATAGAAATCAAATGCAGGGAGGTTCAACAATTACCAGACTTTGTTATCAAAGACTATTGTTGTGATCTTGTAAAACACGTTAGGTTACAAGATATGCTGCTGATGTCTGCAATTATAAAAATCTCTGATACAGAAACTAGAAATTATCACCTTGAGAGAGAACTAAGACAATATAGAAAACTACAAAAACAAGGATTCCTAGGTAAAGTTAGGTATGTATTATTTGGCAATACAACTGAAAAGTGATTATATTAATTAAAAACAAGACTTATTATGGATAAAAACTTAAAAATACTTAAGACCATACATTATGAGTTGGCAAAACATATACTTGATTTGATAAAAAGTGGTGAAGCAAAGGCAGGTGATCTAAACGTAGCTAGACAGTTTCTAAAAGATAATGGTATTGAGTGTATTCCTGTAGAAAACAATCCAATGGAAGAGCTTATGAACAACTTACCAGACCTAGATGCTGTACCTTTAGCTGATCTATAAATGATCTTTAACTTTATAAAAAAGTTAGTTAAATACTATGTAAACAAATTAATTCATTGGTTGCGTATGCAAAGATTTAACTTTGAACTAGACAATGATATAAAAAAATATCACGAAGAATTAGATAAAAAAATAAAAAAACCACAAATAAAAGAAGTTGGCAAGTTTGGAGAAGATGGTTGGTCTATTTCTATTGGCAACCTAAATAAAAATAAGTAAATTGCAACCCTTACCAAAAAAACTACAAGACTTTAGATATTTCTTAATTGTTACTTGGAGACATCTAAACCTACCAGACCCTACACCTGTTCAGTTAGACATAGCTGAATATCTACAATATGGTGCAAGACGTAAAATCATACAAGGATTTCGTGGTGTAGGTAAGAGTTGGATTACATCTACCTATGTAGTGTGGAAGCTTCGTATGAATCCACA